CTTCAGAGATTGCCGAAGACCGAGGCTGCGGTCAAGGCTGGATATTCCAGATCGTCTGCTGTTCATGGCACTCTAATGACCTTCCCTGCTGTCGTAGAGAGAATCAAGGAACTGAAGGAGATAATAGCGACTCAGAGCATTATGTCTGTGGCTGCGAGAAAGGCGAAATTATCTGAGATCGGATCTGCTAACCTGCGAGATTTTCAGCAGGATGGAGTCATGAAGCCCTTCGATGTGAAGGTAGAATATCCTGGGGCTCTGGCAGAGGTCTCTTATGATGAAGGAATGCTAGAGAAGGTCAAATTGCATGATCCAGTCAAGGCCATCGCAGAGTTGAATAAGATGGAGCGTATATACGAGACTGGGACTACGATCAACATTGATAATCGAAAACTCGAAATCATAGTATCATCAGATAGAGCGAAGGAACTGACCGATCGAGTGATGAGAGGCGAGAGATCTGAGGTAGAAAAGAGTGACTGATGAGACTGATAACGACCTCGATCTATGAGCAGTTAGCTGAGGCATGGCTAGATAGAAAGCGTCATATCTGGGTAGAAGGTGGAACGGCTGCCTCCAAGACCTTCTCGATCTTGCAACTCCTGATTCTTATCGCCAGAAGCGCTAAATCTCCTCTTCTCATATCCATCGCCAGTGAGAGCATTCCGCATATCAAGCGTGGCTGCCTCCGAGATTTCAGACGGATCTTGGGCGATACATTCGAAGAGGGCAGATTCAACAAGACCGACCTCGTATATCGGTTCAGTCAAGCTCAGATAGAGTTCTTCTCTGCTGATGACTCATCGAAGCAGCGAGGTGCTCGACGTGATATCCTGTTCCTGAATGAGGTCAATAATATCGCCTATGATGCCTTCCGAGAATTGGATGTGAGGACGAGGATCTGCACATTCGCAGATTGGAATCCAGTATCGGAGTTCTTCTTCCATGAGCAGCATCTGAAGGATAGTGATGGAAGTAGCTATATCCATGCTACATATAAGGATGCTGAGAGCGTGGTACCTCCAGAGGTCATCGCAAATATCATCAGCATGGGCGAACGAGATCCGAACTGGTGGAACGTATATGGACTGGGTAGAGTAGGCAAGATAGAGGGGCTGGTCTATCCCTACTTCGATCAGATCGAGGCTCTCCCCCTTGGTGGAGATGTGATATATGGCCTCGATTTCGGATATTCTAATGACTTCACAGTGCTGACCAAGAACGTCCTCTTCGAAGATAAGAAGTTGGCATATAGCCAGGAACTCATATATGAGATAGGGCTGACCAACGCTCAGATCGCCAGGACGATGGAAGAGAAGGGAGTGCTCAAGCATAAGGATGTTATCATAGCAGACTCGGCAGAGCCTAAATCCATCAAGGAGATCTCCGAGTTTGGGTTTAATATCAAGGCCTGCATCAAGGGCTCAGATAGTGTGGAATATGGGCATCAGAAAGTGCGCCAGTACAAGCAGCATTGGACTAAGGATAGCCTGAACTGCATTAAGGAGCAGAGGAATTTTAGATATATCCCAGATAAAGATGGGAAATTCACAGAGAAGACTACGCACAGATATAGCCACGGCATGGATAGTAGGAGATACGCTCTGATCGGGTCTATGAGAGCGCTGCCTCTGATGATAGGATAGAAATGTCATATGTGAAACTATTCTTCGCAGATCTCGATGGCCAGGTGAGAGCGATGGGAGGATATACTGGCAAGCCAATATCCTTCATATTGAGGATAGATCTAGTCGATCCTGGTACGCCTGAGGTTAGATTATATGCGATGGCAGATGAGGGCATCGAAGTTCATGACTGCGAGGTAGTACCAGATGGAACGACCTCAGATATGTGGGCTCTTGCTCCAGATGAAGACGGCTCTCCTGGGGCATATGTAGCATATGGAGATAAGATCGATCTTGGCACGGTGGGATATGGCATAGACAAGGTTTACTTCTGGGCCAAGGTCAAGACCGTTGATGAAGAGCCAATTAAGGATGTGACTGTGACTCTGAACGTCTCGGGGATAGCCGTAGCTATATAAGGCGGAGATCGATGGGAATATATAAAGATAATCAGGTTCTAAGGGACAATGATCTCAACGCTATAATCGATGGCATAAAAGGAAACGGGGTCGCATCAGGATGCGTAGTATCAGAATCCTCGACCCCTGCTATGACGATTGAGATCTCTTCAGGTGTAGTAAGGATCAATAACTCGAGTATAAACGTAGTAGGGGTTCAGAAGGTTATCTCTGCCGCTGATGCCTCTCTTTCTCGTAAGGATATCATCTCTGTGGACTCAGATGGAGATGTCACAGTGACTCCTGGTACACGAGCCCTAGCATATCCTGTGGGTGATACTGGCCCAGATACTTCGATACCTGCGCCTCCAGATATCCCTGCTGGTGAGATTATACTTGCTGAGATATGGATAGGTGCTAGTAAGACGGAGATAACAGATGATGAGATAACAGATAGGCGAATAATAATCTCCATATCAGGGATCGGGTCAGGTATCGCTGTTATCTCTACTCCTGATGACGGTGAGGTTCATCTGACTCCCAAAGCTAGTTCATCTGGTGCAGAAGGGACGATGTTTTATGACTCTGACGACAATTCTGTCTATGTTGCGACCGAATAGGAACAGGAAGGAGGTGCCTGTGAAGATTAACTTGTGGGCAAAGAAGGGTGCAGTCACTATCTGCTTTGGCGGTGACCCTGCCAAAGGTGTTGCACCTGTTCTGACTGTGGAAGTCCAGAACCCTCAAGTGCTCTACGATGAGGGCAGTAACAAGATTCAAATAGTCGAAACTAAATAATTATAATTAACCTAAGCAAGGAGGAATCACATGGGTAATGCAACTTGGAAGAAACTAGCTTATGAGGATGAGGTGATCACTCAGGCCCTGTTAGTTGCAACAGGAGATATGATATATGCCTCTGCTGCAAATACACCTGCTGCACTAACTATCGGAGATGACAATGATGTACTAACAGTAGAGACTGACATTCCTGGGTGGGCACCTCCTGCTGCCCCCGCAGCTCACACTCTCAACTCTCATCAAGCGGCTAATGGTGCAGTGGACTTTGACCTCCAGATAGCCACTGACTTAGTAATAATGACTGTGGCTCAAGAGTCTGCACTGCCTGTTGCTGCTGCTTCATCTGCACTCGGTATGCCCTGTTGGTGTACCAGTGAGAAGACACTTCACATCTGTAACTTAAAGGGTACCTAATCAGAGACTAATCTTAGGAGGTAACTTATGGCAGTTACATGGCATAAACTAGCCTTTGAGGCTGATGTAATCAAGAAAACATTTATGTCAGGCAAGGGAGACCTCATATATGCTTCTGCTCCAGGAGTAGCAGCCAGACTTCCTCTAGGCACAGACGACTTTATCCTAGTAGTGGCAACAGATGTGCCTGCATGGGAAACTCCTGCTTCTGCCAGTGCACATGTACTAAGCACATCAGGTGGGGGTGCAGTTCATACAGTACCAGATGGAGCAGTGGACTTCAACCTCAACATAGCTACAGACATGGTATTTATGAATGTAGATGAAGAGGCTGATCTGCCTACTACAGGAGTGGCACTTGGACAAGTTGTGTACTGTGTAGCAGAGGAATCTTTCCACGTCTGCGACTCAGCGTCGTAGGAGGGATCGTGCAGAAGGAATCTGATACTGGCCTGACTAATATGGCTCAGTTAAACAACTCAATCATTGCTCTAATAGATAGCTCAGAGTGTACTACTATCGAAGTTATTACTGTTCTCAGAACTATCACCTTCAGATTAGACAAGGCCTTTGAGCTATCTGTGATGGGCAATCCTGTATCTAGCATTGCTAAGAGGGTAAATAATGGGTAATGCAACTTGGAAGAAACTAGCCTATAGCGATGATGTTCTTCCTAAGCAGATGGTGGAGAACGACCCTCTCCTGCTCGATGCTGCCCTAAGTGCAGATGAGAAATACTCTGGTATCTGTGAAGCAGGAGTAGCAGGCACAACATTAGACTTTGGTGACTTAATCTACTTTGCCGTAGCAGATAGTCGGTGGGAACTGGCAGATGCAGATGCTCCTGCAACATCCTTTGGTAAGTTAGGAATATGTGTCACTGTGGCACAGAAAGCTGATGGAGATGCAATAGTTGTACTGCTGTGGGGCAAGGTTAGGAATGTGGGATTTCCTACACTGACTGTAGGCGCACCTGTATTTGTCAGTACAACTGCGGGTGATGTGCAGGTTGCAGCCCCTACAGGCACTACGGACGTGGTGAGGATAGTCGGATATGGCAACACAGCAGCAGAGTTATTCTTCTGTCCAGATAATACTTATTTGGAGTTGGTATAGATGGACTTGGTAGGGCTTCGCACAGCCAACAGTAAGATTTTCGACATTGGTGCTGGCAAGTTCCAGGCCGAGATATATGGTGCTGCTTGTCACTACAAAGACAACTATGACAGCAAGATTGAGCTATGGAAAGACATTGACCTCACAATCAAAGACGGCAAGCTCACTACGGCACCTTACGAGCTAACTATAGATGGACTGACTATCGCAGTCAGGTGCAAACAGACGGGCTCAACAGCCACGCTCACACTGTCAAAGATTGGTACTAATATTCTCGGCATCGCCAAGCCTGCTTACACATTCAAGGGAAACAAAGCTACCTTCGCTGATATAGCTCCAGACACCGACTTGGAGGTAATAGCCAGTAATGAGTGTGTAAGGTTCACTCGTGTCTTGAAAACTGATAAGGCTTCTTTGGATGCTGAGTTAGACGTGAAGCAAACTGGAGATGGGCTAAGAGTCTACTATGCAGCTACAGATGCTGATGGCAACCAACTAAAGGTCACTAGCGTAAAAGATGGCGATAAGGTAACTGAGAGAATCCTTGCCACTGACTTGCAGTTCACTGACAGGGTTGGTGCAATCAAGACGGCAAAGTACCCAATTCGTATTGACCCTACAGTAACAATCCAGCCAACAGGCAAAGACAACTTCCTTAGTGGATATTTGAAAACCACTAACTATAGTACCCTAACCACTGTGAGTGTCCTGTCTTGGGCTGAGGGTAGTTATCGCCCCATTTTAGAGTTCACGCATAGTATCCCAATCAATGCCTCTATAACCAGTGCTGTTCTTTCCTTATCCTATAGTGAAATTGCTTATCTGGCCGCTGACCCTGTTGGGAGAACCTACTGGGCGTATAGACTAACTCGGACTGATTGGGTTGAGGGGCAGTCTACTTGGAATATCTATAAAACAGGTAGCAGCTGGACAACAGTAGGCGGGGACTATACTACCACCGATGGCGCAAGTGTGGTCATGCCCAATGCTACTGGGTTGCCTAAATGGGTGAATTGGACAGTTACAGCCCAAGTGCAAACGGCTGTTACCGCTGGGACTCCAATCGAGTTCCTCCTAAGAGACGGAACGGAAGGTGGAGTCGCAACAGGTGCTGCGTTTTTTTCCAAGGAGTACACCACCGATACCACTCTCTGCCCCAAGCTGGTAGTGACATATAGTGAACCTTACATACACAGAAGTTACTACCCACATATCTTAGCGCATTAAAAATAAAAAAGGAGGACAACATGGGGAAAATGTACTCAATCGTAGCACCACACGCAACAATGACAACGGCAGTCAATGTCCTACAGGGTATTTACCCTGTAGCCAATCCTCAAGCTGCTGGGTCTCTAATCAAGATATACAGAGTAGAGATTGGACAAGATGAGAATGCAACATCAGCGATGATAAGAGGGGCGTTATCGTGGAGAACGGGTGGGAACTTGACCGTAGCCACTGTTACACCCAGTCCTTTATGCTCTGGAGGACCAGCTGCTACTATTGCGGGAGTAGCAGGTACATTAGCTGCGGGCAAGTGCGGTATTACTGGCTCGGCAGATGCTACTCCAACTTATGTTGATTTCCACGAGTTCGCTTTTAATGCTCTGAATGGGTATCTCTGGATACCGACTCCAGAGGAAAGACCTGTTGTTGCGGGAGCAATAGCCTTCGTGGTTAGATTTTTGGCCGACCCTGCCACTTTGTTAGGCTGGACTAGCACAGTTGTATTTGAGGAAGTTTGCTAGGAGAATAAGATGCCTATCTGGAGACCACCGCCACAGATACCTGTCCGACCTGCCAAGCTACCTATTATACCCGCAGTAGCAGGTTGGGCTAACATCTCCAAAGTGAACGGAGTTGCAGTGGCAGCCATAGCTAAAGTTAATGGAGTAGCAGTTGCAGCCATATCAAAATTCAATGGAGTAGCAGTCTAGAGGTAATGGGTATCTAGGAGATTAGCATGAATAATGAGCATCGCAGATCATCAGATGAGCATTGGAAGTGGGGATATACCTTCGTACTTCTCTTCGTAACCATAATATGGGCTGGTATCTCCGTCTTCGTAGTATATCGTGCTATGAATCAGCCTAATGGGTTGAGTGTGCTCGAAGCATCAGGTACTAGCATACTTCTAGGGGCTCTTATTGTGTGGAACGGTAATGTCAATCAATTCTGGTTCAGGAAGCGTCCATCTGATCCTGATATCACAGTCAAACCGTCCTAAGTAAGTAAGAGCGAATCTGATATAAGGAAGGGTAGATGCCTGTAGCAGATCTAGGAAGAGTTAAGTTAGGAGATATGAAGCTGGGATGGCTCGATGCTCCAGCTAGTCATATCGGCTTGACCAGGAGAGTAATAAAATATCTCACAGTCAGAGCCCCCGTGACCAGAGAGAAGCGTCATAAAGTATATACTCTGGGAGAGAGTCAGAAAGTATATACTCTGGGAGAGAGTCAGAAAGTATATACTCTGGGAGTGAGTCAAGATAGATATAACTTAGAAGATGGAGGAGAATAGGAGGGATCATGCTAGATGAATTCCGTCGAAGGATAGCCTCGGCTATATCCTCACCACCTGAGGTTAAGATAGATAAGAAATCTGAAGTCAAGGTAGATGCTAATAGGAGCGCTCCGCTTCAGGTGATGAGCGGTCAGAGTCCGAATATCCCTGTATATTCTGATATGTCAATCAGGAAGGCAACGAGGGAAGGATATAAGATCTCCGTCTTCGTCTATCGTGCGGTTAGGACGATAGTCCAGGCTGCTAGTGGCATACCGTGGATAGCGATAGACACAGATGGAACTCCTCTGTTGGATCACCCGTTCACTACGGCATGGGCCAAGCCGAATAAAGAATTCTCAGGTCAGGACAATATGGAGTTTCTTATAGCGCATCTCCTGCTGTGCGGAAATGCTCTAGTCCAACCCCTTATAGTCAGTGGCAAGCCCAAGGAATTCTGGATGGTGATGCCTGATCTGGTATCTCCTATCCCATCTGATGCCCCAGGAGAGTGGTTGAAGGGCTGGCAGGTAGTAACAAGCAAAGGTGAGCAGAAGATACTACCTCCTACTCAGTTCATCCACTTCCAGCAAGTAGATCCTGGGAATCCCTATTGGGGCATAGGCCCTCTGATGGCTGCTGCCAGGACGGTAGACACAGATAATGAAGCTCAGGATACGCAGAAGATATCTATGCAAAATAGAGGCGTGACGGATGGCGTATTCACTCATGAAGCAGTCCTGACTGCGGAGCAGTTCGAGGAGGCCAGAAGGCAGATCCGAGAGAAATTCCTAGATAAGAGTAGACGGAGGGAGCCGTGGGTATTGGGAGCAGGGGCTAAGTGGAATCAGATGAGCCTCACTCCTATAGAGATGGACTTCATAGCATCAAGACTCGCTAACCTCCGTGCCATCGCAGCAGCCTTCGGGCTCGATCCGTGGTGGTTGGGAGATCGCAGCTCATCTACCTATAATAATGTCATGGAGGCACGTAAGGCGCTATATGAGGATGTAGTTATTCCCATCTTAGACGATGTGAAGTCCACGCTCAATCTTAAATTAGCTCCTCTATATGGAGATATAGAGATAGGATATGACCTATCTGGTATCGCTGCTATGCGAGAGGACTTCGGCAAGAAGGTCACGCAGGCACAGGCTCTGTGGGCTATGGGCATTCCCTTCGATCAAATAAATGAGCGCTTGGAGATGGGATTTGAAGAGTTCGAGGGATGGGACTCAGGATATCTCCCTGCTACTCTCATACCTACAGGATCTAGTGGATCGTCCGAACTTCCTGCTGCATCTGAAGGAGGAGCAGGCAAGGCCAGATATACTGGACTCGAAGGTATGATGATTCATCATATAAAAGGTGAAGGTCAGCCTGATGACGCTCCTCGAGATGAGGGAGGGAGATGGATCGGAGAAGGTGGAGGCGGATCATCTATCGGGGCGATAGATCTGGAGCTTCCAGGCGTGCCTGTTAATGAGTCTGGTTTGGATCTACAGGGAGACGCTGTTGTATCAGGGAAGTTGCTGAAGGACAATAAAAGATGGCGTGCCGAGTTATCTACAGATGAAATGGCAGCAGTCAAGGGATGGGAGAGGGGTTCGAAATGCAAGGATATCAGGGAAGCTCAAGTAAGTGGCACTTATGATGCTGCAACTCGAAAATGGGATTCTGCGATCTCTAAGGCTCCTATATATGATGGGGTGACCTATCGAGGGATGAGTGATTTGAGCGAATCTGATATCAAGTCCTTAAGCACCTCGGAGGAGATCACTTTCAGTGCTGATTCTGGGTCATCAGCTAAGGCATGGAAATCCAGTCTGTTTACAATTGGGGATAA